GAAAGAAAAGACAAAGAAACCGAAAAGACAGATAAGGACACGGCTGAAAAAACTGATAAGGATAATGCCGAACAACAAAAAAAAGATGAGGTTGAAAAAACTGACAAAGATGCCGAGCAGTCTGATAAAGACGATGCAGAAACAGAAAAAGACAAAGATGCTGAAGCAGAAAAAGACAAGGATGCTGCAGAGGATCAACAAAAAGATGCGGCAGAAAAAGCTGAAAAAGATACTGGCGAAAAACTAGATAAAGAGTCAGCAGAAAAAGAAAGCAAAGAAGCTGAGCAGGCGGATAAAGATTCAACAGAAGCAGAAAAAGACAAAGACAATGCAGAGCAAGGTGAAAAAGACAAAGATAATGCGGAGCAACAAAGCAAAGACGAAACTGAAGCCGAAAAAGACAAGGATGCGGCAGAGGAGTTAGAAAAAGAACTTGCTGAAAATGTTGCAAACAATGCAGGAATTGACAAAGACCCAGAAGCAACTGGCCTTGAGGACACCACAAAGGATGGTGATGGCGATGGCGACGGTGATGGTGATGGTGATGGTGATGGCGATGGAACAGAGGATCAAAACGAAGACATAGAAACAAAAGACGGCGAATCTGAGGATTCAGATACGTTAAACAAAGACTCTGAAGGCATTATCGAAGGAATTATTGATGCTATTTTTGACAATAAAGACGGTGGAGATGGTAGCGGAGATGGTAATGGTGAAACAGAAAACTCTGACGTTGAAAACAAAGATGGTGAAGTAGAAGGTTCTAATGTCGAAAATAAAGATGGCGAAACAGAAGAAGAAGTAGAAAATAATCCTACAAAAGATGCTGAAACTGTTGGAGATATAACTGGAGCTAAAGATGGCGAAGTTGATTCAACAGGAAATAAAGATGCAGAAAGTCAGTCATCAAATACCAAAGATGGTGAAGGTGATGATGATTTAAATGACGATAAGGATGGGGAAACAGAAGAAGATATATTAAACAACCCTGTTAAAGATGGTGAAACTATTGCTGATGTTGTTGGCAATAAAGATACTGGAGAAACAGAAGACCCTGCAACCAAGGATGGCGAGGGTGACGACGATTTAAATGACGACAAAGAAGGCGAGACAGAAGACGAAATACTTAACAGCACGATAAAAGATGCTGAGACTGTTGAGCAAATTATTAATGGCAAAGATTCAGAGGCAGAAGCTAAAGACAAAGAGCCCGAGCTTGGTCAGGGCGATGACAAGGAAGGCGGTGAGCAGGAAGATATAGCAACAAAAGATGGCGAAACAGTTGCTGATGTTATTGGCGCTAAAGACGGGGAAAACACAGACAAAGATCCCGGCGAAAATGGCATTGTTGAGTTGTTTAAAGATGTATCTATTCCTACTGGCGGAGGTAGTAGATTTACGCCAACAAAAGGCTCTGATTTTATGATGCGTTTAAATTACGAAGATCCAACGGTGCCTAGTGTTAATTTGACGCAAAAAGATTATTTGGCTGAGTTAACTCAGTCTGCATTGACTCCAAAATCTAGCACTGCTTTGAATCAACTTATTCAGAGAAGCGGCGGCGGAAAAGGAATGTTTACATGACATATTTAGACTTAGTAAACAATGTGTTGCGGCGTTTGCGAGAGGACACTGTTGCTACTGTTACAACAACAACCTACAGCACTATGGTTGGTGACTTTGTAAATGATGCAAAAAAGTTTGTTGAAACTGCGTGGGATTGGTCTGCACTAAGAAGCACATTGACAATTACTACAGCGGCAGATGACTACACCTATTCACTAACAGGAAGTGGTGACAACGGAAAAGTTTTTAGAATTATTAATGATACGTCCAATTGTGAACTGCAATACCAAACGCAAGCGTGGTTTGATAATGAGTTTTTTGTAAACAACCCAACGTCAGGCGCACCAAAGTATTTTACTTACAACGGCGTCGATGCAAGTGGTGATACTCAAATTGATGTATATCCCAAGCCAGATGGCGTGTACTCGTTAAAAGCCAAGTTGGTTAATAGAAATACAGATTTAAGTAGCGACTCAGATACATTAGCTATTCCCAACCAACCTGTTATTCATTTAGCTGTGGCTTTGCTGGCGCGTGAACGCGGGGAGACTGGCGGAACATCTACACCAGAATACTTTGCTATTGCTGACAGGTATTTGTCTGATGCAATTGCGCTGGATGCACAGAAGCATCCTGAAGAAACTATTTTTTATACACCGTAGGAATTGTTATGGCACAGCCCCTACAAAGTATTAACTTGGTTGCTCCCGGTTTTAAAGGGGTTAACACAGAAGACTCGCCAATAGCGCAAGACCCGTCTTTTGCAGATGTGGCTGACAATGCTGTTATTGATAAGCGGGGTCGTATTGCCGCGCGTAAGGGTATTAGTGTTATTACGACTACGAAGACTGCGTTGGGTACTGATTACCTTCATAGAATCCAACAGTTTTACGATGATGCTGGAAATGAAGAAATATTAAGTACTGGCAACAATAAGATAATGAAGGGTACGACTACGCTGACGGATATTACGCCGGGGTCGTACACAGTCACTGCAAATAACTGGAGGATCGTCAACTTTAACGATAAGGCGTATTTTTTCCAGCGCGGTTATGACCCATTGGTTTACGACAACTCTAATGGTTTAAGGACGTTTACGGTTGTTAACGGGTCTGCTACTAGCGCAACTCTCAAATGCAATGAAGCTATCGCATCATTTGGTAGGTTGTGGATTGTTGATAATGCTACCGATACTCAGACTATTTATTGGTCTGATTTGCTTATAGGAAATGACTTTTCTGGAGGCAGTAGCGGATCTATTAACGTCACGAAGGCATGGCCTGATGGTTATGACGAGGTTGTTGCGTTAGCGGCACACAATAACAACTTAGTTATTTTTGGTGAACATAGCATATTGCTGTATGAGGGTGCTGATAGCCCTGCATCTATGAAGCTGGCTGATACGGTGTCAGGTGTAGGTTGTATTGACAGAAACTCTGTGCAGTCTATTGGTACAGACGTACTGTTTATGTCGAACTCAGGGCTACGGAGCCTTGGTCGTGCTATTCAGGAAAAGGCTTTGCCACTATCTGATCTTAGCCTTAACGTAAAGACAGAGATCATTGAGGTTATTAATGCTGAAACCGAGCCGGTTGCATCAATTTACAGTCCGGAAAACTCGTTTTACCTTATTTGCTTCCCTAGTCAGGCCACTATTTATTGCTTTGATTTAAAGGGCAGGCTAGAGAATGGCGCATACAGAACGACTCGGTGGACATCTGTAAGTCATAAGTCGTTTGCTAGAGACAAAAACGGCACCCTATATATTGGCACCACTGACGGGTTGGGCAAATACGACACGTTTTTGGATAACGCATCTGTTTACCGCTTCCGATACTTTAGCCCTGCGCTGACGTTTGGCGATCCTAGTAAGACTAAAATTGTTAAGAAGATTAAGCCTACATTAATTGGCGCTAACGAAGAAACAATCTTTGTTAAGTGGGCATACGATTTTGAAACAACATTTAAAAACTACGAGATTAACGTGGGTGATCAGGTGCCTGCGTTTTTTGGGGTATCGGAATATACCGTTGGCACATTTACTGGCGGCGTCTTGACTACTAAACCTACCGTAAATGCTACGGGCAGTGGGGGCGTTGTAACAATTGGCCTTGAAACCGACATAGACGGGTCTCAACTTTCAATTCAAGAAATTAACGTACTAGCACTTATAGGTAAGACGGTATGAGCAACTATACGAAAACAACGAACTTTACTGCTAAGGATACGTTGCCATCTGGCGATACCAACAAAATTATTCGTGGTAGTGAGTTTGATGCGGAATTTGATGCGATTGCTACAGCATCAGCAACCAAGGCGGACATTGCGTCGCCAACTTTTACAGGGACTGTAACGATTCCTGCGCTTACTTTTTCGGGAACTCTGTCTACAGGCACAATTGATGGAGGGACGTACTAATGTCTTTGTTTAGTGACATTGCCGGTTTGGCGGCAATTAATACGGCCTATAACAAGCTAGGAGATATTGGCACTGATGCTCAAACAGCGGCTGATCAATTAGCCATTGATGCTGAAGGCAAGACAACTTTTGTTCCATATGGCGTAAGTACTGGCACTGGAGGTGCTACCTTTGGTGAAAGCGGGATTGATGTAGGTCCAAGCGGATAT